CCCTTCCGGCAGCATCGGCACAATCCTCGCAACCAACGTCGTCGTCCCTGAAAATTACCCTCTTCTCTGAAGCACCAAGCTCCTTTGCGGCGGCATTTCCGGAATTGATAAATGCCCTTGTCCCTTCTGTTCGGGCAACCATCCGCCAGTAGTAAGAATTTCTTACTTCAAAATATTCCTGTAATCTTTTCTTGACCTTTGTCCAGTTGTAGCCTTCGAGAGCCTTTTCCTCGATAATTTCGAAAATCTTCTCCTTCTCTCTTGTTGTCCATGTCTTCATGAAAGGTGTTTCATATAGGTCAAAGTATTCCTGTAAGTAGGCCAGTGCGTATGGATCAAGGTCAGCCTTTGATAACTGCTTTGAGTATTCCCTGAATATCTTCATGTAGCCGTTTTGGAATATTGGGAAAAGGTAATGCTTCAATGTTGCATCAAAGGCTTTCGCCGAGTCCATTATTTCAGCTTCAATTTCTCTCGTTAGTTTGGATCTGTCAAGTGACTGTGATTGTGAAGTGATGATGTCTTGGATATTCTTCCCGTATTTGTTAGAAATGGACTCTAAAGCGGCCATGATGTCGTCAAGCAGCTTGTCAGGGATGTAATCGTGCCACGACTTCTCTAACCCTTTTTTTTTACCGAACTGAAAGAAGTTGAGAAAATCATCAGGGACTTCTTCCTCGTAGACAATGCGCTCCGCTTTTGTGGGTTTGAACTTCCCGTCTGCCGAAATCTCAACGTCGTAACCAGCGTTTGCGTAGATGGCGTAAGTTTCTGCCTTCATCTTTTCCAATAACGCCTTGTGCTCGTCATCCTCGACCTCTATCTCGCCGAATGAGAAATACCAGTCGGTGATTCCAAGAGGTGCGAGAAGTGTGACGTTGAAAGGTTCTTCAATAGGTTTCATCCAAGCTTTCGTGGTGTCGGCCATTACGTCAATCTGGAGCATCGGGTTATTGCCAGCTTTCCCAGATTCAACTGTCCCTGCAAATACAGGGGTAACGCCATAGTTTGATAAAAGGATATCACGATAATACCTGTGCCACTCAAGCTCCTGCAATTTGGAAGGATCGGAGAGCACGTCATGAATCTCGACCTTCCCTTTTGAGTTGCCCAGAAATAAATTGAATATCTTTGACTTCTTTGACCTTGATTTCTCGGCCATTGATGTGATGCTTCTCTGGAGCTCGTTGACCTCGTCCTGAGTGTAACCCTCAAAGGCGAAAATCTTCGCAAGTGTCCCCTTCTCAAAGGTGTCCCGCTTCAACAGGTCAAGGTTCATTGTGGCCTCAATCTGGTTGATACAGGCGTTTAGGATTGGTGTCCCTTTGGTGTTGGGCAGCATGAGGTTGAAGTGGCCTTCGATAATCTCTTTCTTTGAGTATCGCCTTTCAGTCTTTCCGCCGGATGTCAACGTATAAGCAGTCTTCCAGAGCTCCTTCTTGTGTGTCGGGCAAATGCCGGGCTCTGTCGAAGTATGCTTCTCGCCGGTGAAGTTGCAGATTGGGCAGAAGTATTCATCGTCGCCTGTGTGGGGTTCGATAAAAAGGGCATTTTCGACATAGAGAGCCTGCGGCGTTTCCATTATGACGAAGTTGCCTTTCTTGTCCTTTCGGATATAAGAAACAGAAATGTAATAATCGTCAATCGCAAGAACCCATTTCAACGCCGACCTGATTATCTCGTATAGGTCGTGGTCAGGGTTTGGATTGTCGATAAAGTTTTCCAATGTCTTTTTTTGTCTTGGATCGGGTTCAATGACGGGGGTTTGGCAGTAAGGGCACAAGCCCTCCGTTGCTCCGTCTTCCCCTGTCGGTTTCTCGTCAAATGTTTCCTCGCAATTCGGGCACTTGTAGTTAAAAAGAGGTCTTATTTCCCAGCCGGCGTTTGTGACTTCCCTTATTATCGCATTGTGTATAGGCTGGACTATTGCAGAGTGCTCGCAGTATTGGAGTATCCTGCTCTTTGACGGTTTGGCAAACTTTGATTCGTATTCCTCTACAAGGTAGCTGTTTGTTCCATCGCCGACGAGCTTCAGCTCCTTTTCAAGCGATGTCACCTTTGACTGTAGCGAGGCCAAGGTTTGCCTTGATGGGAAAACCCTCTCAAGAAAAGAAGACATCTACCTATTACTATTCCATCCAAATCTTTTATATAACTTGTGGTAAAGGTAACATTACGTTAGGTTATTCCGTCTGGGATTCGTCAATGTTCTCTTTCTTGTATTTGGTGACGTGGTAATGTATCAGCGAAGTATAGAATTCCCCGCCGGTCTTGACCTCAATTTCCTTATAAGAATAGCCTTCCTCTAAAATCATCTTGGCCCATACCTCGACCATCTTTTCAGTCACTTTTGTCAATACATCACCATAGATCCACCACCGCAGCACCGAGCTTTTGAGCCGAAACTGTCGGGCCAAAACAAGCAAGTGCAAGGCTGTCCGCAAAGTCAGGCGACTTGTCAGGATCCTTTATCTTCAGTTTGCCGCTTGAGAACTCAAACTTCATCACCGACAACTCGGCAACGAGCTTTTCATGGTTCTTGGACTTCTTTATTTTAATTGTTCCCCCCTCGAAAAGCTTTCGCAAATTCCAATACATCTCGGACTTCTTGTTCAGGAACTTGTCGCTTTCCCTTGTCGGTTTCTCTGCAACGTTGACGGCAATGACCGGCAACCCCATCTCTTTCAACCTGTCGTGGACACCAGCACCTACACCGATGACATCGACCATAATCTTATCAGGTTTCTCCTCATCAGCAATTAATTTAACCCACCCGACAAGCTGCATTAATTCAATCTTTGAATAGAACTCTATCCTGTTGACAGTGTAAATGTTTTCAAACTCCTCAACAACAGTTATTACAGAATAATCATTACCCATCCTCGCAACATCAACGCCAAGATATTTCATTTTATCCCTTTGAAAGTCTGGTAAATAAAAATATAGAACAGCAACAAAATGAATAAAACAACAACAAGCCCATAGGCCAAAAATATAGAAATGTAGATATTCAAACTACCACCGCCTTCTCAATCCAATGCAGAGGTATCAGGGTGTCTTCGCCGTATTTGGGGAAGTTGCCCAAAACGTGGACTTGATAAAAGTTACTGTCCTCGCCGTATTCATCCCTCATCTGTTGAATCCATTTCTTTGAAACCCTTGGGCTTTCCTCGCTGTTCAAGTGAAATGTTTTCCAACCTGCAGAACGCTTGTGGAATATGTCGTAAAAGTATCCTTCCGGTTTTGTAGGGTTTCCAATGACCAAGAGCTTTGAGGCCTGAACCCCCTCTTGCGTTTGCGAACCCTGTATGGCCTCGTAAATCTCGTCATCAACACCAGAGCCCTCATCAACAATGAACATAAGATATGGGTTGTGGAAACCCTGCATATTCTCTTTCTTGTTTGTTGACCTCCCCACCATCATCCATTTTGGCGAAGTCACCCCGCCGTCCTGAATCATGTATGCTGCACAATCTCGGGGTGCGAGCTCTATCGCCGGTTTCAATAAATCAGAACGGGATATGTTGTCCCTTATTTCCTTCCAGAGCAATAACTCGACCTGCGGCCAAGTCGGAGCTGTCGTTATCACCGCCGAGAGGTAGAAACAACAAAAGAACCATAATGCCGCAATTGAGGACAAAAAGGTCTTACCTGGACCGTTCCCGCTCCTGACCGCCAACCTATCGTTGTCCGGCAAGGCCATCAATATCTCTTGTTGCAACGGATCAAGCTCAACATTTAACACATCCTTTGCAAACATGACCGGATTGGCCCTCCACTCATCCAAGAGGGTTTCAAACTGTTCCATCTTCTTCCTCAACTATTACTTTCTTTTTTGCGAGCCTTTCCACAAGGACACCGAAAGTGACATTTGTGATATTGGTTATGTCCTTCTCCTTGCTCTTTGGTGTGAGCTTGTATTCGACAAGCCATTTCCGTATGTTCTCGCTTGTCGGGTTCAGGTCAACGTTTCCCCCTTCCTGCATTTTAGGAATAAGGAAACAGTTACGCTGGACGTAAGCCG